GATGGTCACCCAAATATTCATGCGTAAGACCGATGTCTTCAAGAACGACTGTGGGTTGGTCATTGTATCCATCCCACCATTTGTTGCACATTTTTCTATAGGCGTCAGGGTACTCGTCCCACACTTTCTTGGATTTACCGGTACCGGTTGGCCCCCAAATCCATAGGTTTGGGGGGGCACCATCATTCCATGAGAGCGCAACGCGGGGTTTGTTGTTGATAACTTCTTGCCTCACATTGCGTATATTGTTAAAGTACAATAAGGAATGTTTGGCGTTAATTTCATCGAAATTACCGCTTTTTGCTTTCTCCATGGTTTCTTCGTACTTTTCCATGGATGCTTTGTGCCCGGCTTCGTTTTGTTCCAGTGGTTCTTCACCAGTTTGATGAACCTCTGCGTTCCGGCCGTAATGCGGACCTGCTGTCTTGAACTTGGACCATTCTTCGTGTGTTTGATCCCCCTTTTTACAGTAGTCGATTGCGTCCCGGACAGTACCTCTTTTAACCTCTAGATGTGCCCTGTCGAGAATTTTAGAGAGCGCCGTTCTTGTTTTTTGTCCTACCAGACAAAAATATCCTTGGAGATGTGGAGTTTTAGCTACACCAGCAGAGTCCCTTAGTACGGAGTGTTCCACTCCGTACACCATGTAGGTTGTTTGTGGTCGAAACATGATTAAAGTTGCATAATCCAACTCCGTAGGGTTGTTTATTGTGAAGCACCAGTGTTTAGCTTTGTTGTTTTGTGTTTGAGTTTTTTGGAGAGCCATGTTATGGGTGTCTTTGACGGAATATTTTGGAATCAGGTGATTTATCACATGAGTTTGACATTGCCTTTTTGGGGTTTGGTTTTTCCCCACGTGTTGTGCACACCACGTGAAATCACGTGTGGGGCCCCGGAGCCCCACTTTGCCGCTGGGAAACTAGACGTTATTTCAATTCTTGTTTATTTAATTACATTTCTGGGGATAGAGCTTTCAGCTTACCCCATAAATCTAATTCTTGAAGTATAAGTCAAATTGACCGTTTCGGTTCCGTTTGTACAGAAACCGACGACGTGCAGACTATTGTCTGTAATTGCCGCAACTGTTCCTGTTGTCGCTGAGCAGGACACCTTGATGTTTAGATTATCAAGGTGTGCTTCAATACTTTGGGATTGTCCCAACGCTTCCATGTCTGTTCCATCGTAAGACAGGGGAGGGTTATTGAAGTCGAGCTTGAAGGTTTTCAAAACACGAAACCTTGAAGAATACTGCAAATTTCTTTGCAGACAAGTGTTGTTTGCAGAACTTCCGCCAGGATTTGTGTAGACATCTTCGGAATTAAGCTGCGCACCATTGGTTTGCGTATCGAGGACAATGGCAATAAAGACAGACGCGGGTATCCATCCCAGCGTTTTGTTTGGCTGGGAGTTGGTGACGACCCGGCCAAGAAAATGGAGAGATTTGATGACATAATTTTTGCCATCTCTATTTGACTCTCCGTCACCTTGCACCACACCATTGAGACAGTTATCAGTGGCTGGATCTAGCTCACCCCCTGTGCAATTTGCGGGATTTGCAATGACTGTGGTTGCCTTGAAGGTATCGAAAAATTTTTTTTCGATCCCTAAGAACCCTCCGGTTCTCATGTTAAGTTGCTTGTTAATCGTTGAAGCACGCCTGAGTTGAGCAGCTTGTTTTTTTTCCAGTATTTGTTGCCTGGTGGCAGCTGTGCCAGCTTCCTGTACGTTGTACGAGCGAATGAGTTTTCTTGCTCTACCCGCTTTGCGGTTATCAAAATCTGTTAATGCTTGGGCGAAAGATCGCTTGGACATGTCAATGTCAAAAGAACGTGATTCACGTGTTTACTAGGAACCTTGTGATCACATGTAGACACGTGTAGGATTGATGGAGTGGGAGTGACGGCTGGGGGTAATAGTAGCCCTTCGGTCTTTACCCCAGCCTTGTGTGTTGTCCCACATTTTTGACCGTGAATAAGTAAAGTCTAGTTCAACTATGCTACTGTTGAGAGGCGCGCCCAGGTGGGACTTCTTCCTATCGCCTTGTATTTATCGCGTCGCCCATGGTGCTATCGCACCATGGTCTAGCTCCCTGAGAGCGGGGTGCTCGCGCACCCCGAAGGATTATCATATAAATGAGAGGTCAAAAATATGGGGGGTCTGGGGCCTAAAGGCCCCGACCCTAGGTTTCAATCTAACCCTAGCTGCTAGGGAACCCTAGACCGAAACCTAACCCTAGACCTTACCTAACCCTAACCCTAACCCTAACCCTAACAATAGACACTAAGATGACGCAAATTTGTAACAAATTTCATTTATTAAAATTTACATGGGCAATCCATGAAAGCTTCATCGCATTTTCTGCACCAGCTTAATAGACGTTCGTCGTCATCCAATGAACATTCACAAGAGCCTTCTTGTTCCATGGCTAGTGCGCCTTCTTCTGGTCCAGAATCATCTTGCCAAGATTTTGAGACGGACGACAAGCTGTCTGAGCTACTATCTTCTCCGGTGAGGTCTATGACAGACCCGTTTGCACGGTGAAATAGTAGCTCCCGTTGTGTAACAGGTTTTTTGTTGAGTACGATGCTACCAGTAGCATCTTGGCGATACAATGCAGGTTTTTTCTTTTTGGAAGGCCTTTCTTCACTGTGGTGCTTCGAAGCTTTGGTTTTTCTTGGTCGTGGAGGAGGAGAATCATCAAATTCTTTGATTGTGTCCAATTTGACAATAGCAAACCTTCTAAGAATTGGATTAAGGACACCGGGATCTTTCCAGAGTTGGTCCGGGTGATAGTTTGAGGTAATGACAATTCTTTCCGGCCTTAGCATGACTGTACGACCTTTCATCTCCGATCGAAAGGGGAAACGATCTGCCCAAATCTTGAGATGGTCACCCAAATATTCATGCGTAAGACCGATGTCTTCAAGAACGACTGTGGGTTGGTCATTGTATCCATCCCACCATTTGTTGCACATTTTTCTATAGGCGTCAGGGTACTCGTCCCACACTTTCTTGGATTTACCGGTACCGGTTGGCCCCCAAATCCATAGGTTTGGGGGGGCACCATCATTCCATGAGAGCGCAACGCGGGGTTTGTTGTTGATAACTTCTTGCCGAACATTGCGTATATTGTTGAAATACAATAGGGAATGTTTGGCGTTAATTTCATCGAAATTACCCGCCTTGGCCTTCTCCATGGTTTCTTCGTACTTTTCCATGGATGCTTTGTGCCCGGCTTCGTTTTGTTCCAGTGGTTCTTCGCCAGTTTGATGAACCTCTGCGTTCCGGCCGTAATGCGGACCTGCTGTTTTGAATTTGGACCATTCTTCGTGTGTTTGATCCCCCTTTTTACAGTAGTCAATTGCGTCTCGGACAGTACCTCTTTTGACCTCTAGATGTGCCCTGTCGAGAATTTTAGAGAGCGCCGTTCTTGTTTTTTGTCCTACCAGACAAAAATATCCTTGGAGATGCGGTGTTTTAGCCACACCAGCAGAGTCCCTGAGTACGGCGTTTTCAACGCCGTACACCATGTAAGTTGTTTGTGGTCGAAACATGATTAAAGTTGCGTAATCCAACTCCGTAGGGTTGTTTATTGTGAAGCACCAGTGCTTTGCTTTATTATTTTGCGTTTGAGTTTTTTGAAGAGCCATGTTATAGGTGTCTTTGTCGGAATCAGGTGTGCATCACATGGTTTTGACATTGCCTTTTTGGGGTTTGGTTTTTCCCCACGTGTTGTGCACACCACGTGAAATCACGTGTGGGGCCCCGGAGCCCCACTTTGCCGCTGGGATACTAGACGTTATTTCTTTTCTTGTTTATTTCATTACATTTCTGGGGATAGAGCTTTCAGCTTACCCCATAAATCTAATTCTTGAAGTATAAGTCAAATTGACCGTTTCGGTTCCATTAGTACAGAAACCGACGACGTGCAGACTATTATCTGTAATTGCCGCAACTGTTCCTGTTGTCGCTGAGCAGGACACCTTGATGTTTAGATTATCAAGGTGTGCTTCAATACTTTGGGATTGTCCCAACGCTTCCATGTCTGTTCCATCGTAAG